GCTTTTCGATCTGGCCGAGCGTGAAGTCGACGGCGACCGCGGTGACCGCGAACTGGATCTGAGCCGGGATCTTGCCGATCGCCCCGCGCAGCCGACCGAATGCACCCGTTGCGCCTTCGACATCGCCGGCGGCCTTCTTCGCGGCGGCACCAGCGCCCACGAGTGCGCCAGCGGATTTGACGAGGCCTGCGGCGAAGTCGGCCACCTTGAACACCGCGTAGGCGCGGCCGAGCGTCAGGAGCGCGCCGGCGTATTGCGTGACGAGGCCGATCGCATTTCCGACGCCTTTCGCCGTGTCGACGATGCCGTCCGAAATCGACTTCGCGAGCTTCTGGAGCTTTCCGGACTCCGCGGCCTGCTGAACCTCGCGGTTCAGATCCTTGAGCTGATCGCGGAAGAAATCGAGTGCGCCACTACGCGCGATCGTCGCGAGGAATTCCTTCGCCTGATCCTTGATCTTCGTGAGTTGCGAATCGAGGTCACCGAGTTCATCTGCCGAAGCACCCGCGCGGAGCTTGCCAAGCTCGGCGATGAGCTTCGCGATGGCATCCTGACCGAGCGCACCGGACTGCGCGAGTTCGCGAACCTTGTCAGCCGAGACGCCGAGCGCCTTGCCGAGCAGATCGAAGGCCGGGATTCCCTGCTGCGTCAGCGCAACCAACGCTTTGATGTTGACGACGCCGCGCGCGTTCGCAGCGCCGAGCGCGCTGATCGTCGCGATGAGATCTTCCTGTGACTGATCCGTCGCCGACTGGTTGTCGAGCAGCGCCTGTAGCGCTCCGCTCAACGGATCGATGCCGACCTGTCGCAGTTTGATTGCCGCCGCGGCGACATCTTCGAAGGACTGCGGTGTGTTCGCCGCGATGGCTCGGACTTTCGTCAGCGCTTCCTGACCTTTTGCGAGTCCACCGAACGCCGAAGCGAATTCCTTTTCGAGATCGTCGAAGCGCTCGCCGGTTTCGAGAATCTCGACGAGACCGTCCTTGAGCTTGTCCAGTCCGACCAGTGCACCGATCGCGGCGAGTGCGGTGCGTAGCTGGCCGATGCTGTCCGCGGTTTTCTTGTACGCATCGCTGATGCGCTTGCCGCTCTTCTCGCTCGCGTCGGCTGTCTTGTCGGATTCCTTCTGGTTTCCGCGCAGCGAATCGTTGATCGCCTTGATCTTGCCGGAGATGTTGTCCTTGAGATCGTAGATCGCCTGGACGATTGCATTAGCCATCAGATAAGCCCTGCCTGGCGAAGCGCGAATTGCGTTTCGCGATCGAGTTCAATGGGAAGGCGTAGCGCCCAGGTATCGGAGCCGACGCGTTGGATGTCGTCGCGGAGGAACATGCTGTAGACGCTGACGCCGTAGTACGCCTTGATCGGCAACCGCGCCTTGCCCTTGCGTTCGAAGATTTGCCGATTGCCGCCGCGGCCCGCGGCGATGAAGGTGCCGGCGAAGAGATCGCGACCTTTGCCGCGCCAGACCTTGGCCGTCGCGCCTTGCGATTTCGGTCCTCGCCAGGTGCCGCCGAACTCGATCAGGCCGACGGGCCTGCGCTGTACTTCCATGACGATGCGCGGCGCTTCCGGCGTGGCCTTCTGCGCGAGACGAACACCATCCTTTACGCGACCGACCTTGAGGTTCACGAGCCTCGCGGTGGCGCGGCTCTGAGCCGTCGTGATCGACGTAGCGACGCGGTTGACGGCACGCGCTTCGCCACGAGCGGTGGCGGCTGCCATCTTGGCGAACGAGCGCTCCAGTTCGCGGAGACCGACGACGCGGAAGGTCATGCGGCTTGCTCCTCGTAGCGCTTGATCCGCTCCTCGATATCGGGCGGAATCGCATTCCGCGCGAGGCCATGCAGGCATTCATGAGTAAGATCGCTGAGCACGGCGAACACTTGGCCCTCGTCCTTTCTAGCCACAAGCGGTGCCGCACGATTGGGCAATGCCAGGAGACGGCCGCGGATCTCTCCGACGATGGATTGCCAGTGAGCGACGATCGCTTTCGCGGAAATGAGTTCGCCCCGTTTCTCGCCGATTTCGAGCCGAATCCGCTCCTGCTGCAGCACTGCCAGCTTCGCGCGCTCGCTGTTCAGATCGAGTCGCTCGTCCGAGCGGAGATGCGCGAAGACGTCGGCAAGACGATACAAGCGCTCCGTTCGCTTCCCGACCTTGCGCTCCTCGACGGGCTCCAGCCCTTCGAGACGGCGACCTAGAGCGCGGCGATCCATGCCGAGCTCGCAGGCGAGGCGACTCAATGTCCATCGCTCAGGAACCACCGGCAGCGCGGTCCAATGCGACGATCACCTCGTCGCCCGGCCAATCGAGTGCGGAGAGCGCATCGTCAAACTCGGCGCGCACCTTGGACTCGATTTCTTCCCGGCTGAGGGGCGAAACCTCGGCCAATCGCTCGGCAAGGCGAACGATGATTGGCTCGCATTTCGCGCGAATCGCAGCGGCCCGGGAATCCCAATCGGCCCTCAGGTCTGCCAATGCGATGGTTTCGGTCATCTCGGGTCCTTTGTGGTGGCGCATATACGTGGTCTGGTGCTGGCGGATCGGAGCGCTCCGCGTCCCCGTAAATTAGAAAGGCTCGGGAGGGACCCAAAGCCGCGAAGGCCGTGCCGTGATTCCCGCTTCGATTCGCCAGTTCATCGGGTCACCCGCTCGACCGAGCTGATGCGCTGAGGCTTGCCTTTCGTCACGCGTGGCGATGTGTGTTGAATCTTTCGGTGCGAGCTGAGGAGGATCTCGATCTCCGCATCGGTCTTGACGTTGTAAACCCCGTGGCGTTCGACGATCGATCGGATCTCGCGCTCGACGTCTTCGTAGCTACATCCGCGAGCTTTGGCCCGCTCGATCATCTGCCAATGCATGCGCGCGTCGATTGAATAGCCACCCACCTCTGCGACTGTTCCTTCGTGTTGCTGCTGCCTATACGGATGCATGTCGTCCCTCAAATTCGGAGCGGCCGTTCACTGACCCGGGCATGCCGGCCGCTCCCTCGTTACCCGCGCACGCCCGGGGAGGATCTGTATGCGTCGATCTTCTGGCGCCAATGGGCTGCGATGTTCTCGTATCGCTCGACCGCAGCTGTCTGCTCGTCGAATCCGTTTCTCAGGTTCGCATCCTCGGGATGCGCCTTCAGGCGCTCGGTATAGGAGGCGGCCTGCTCTCGACATACCTCGACGCTATTCAGGGCACGGTTCAGGCTATCCATAGCGAACGCGAGGTCGAAGTCATCGTCTTCCGTAGCCTCGTCGGGCAGGAGCGCCGTGTATCCCCGCGTGCGTGCGAGCTGGCGTTCATGATCGGTGACGTGCGCCGAACGGATCAGTGCGCCATTCGTCTGCGCCTTCGTCGGGAGACACCCCTCACGGAACCGATCGTCGTCGGACCAAAGCTCGCGAGCGATCTTCGGCAAGACATGGTCGAGAAGCTGCTCGACGTGCCGGACCGCCTGCGCCTCCGATGCTTGCAGCGAATCGCCATCGGCGAGGTAGCTGAAGATGCTGGCTGTCCGCATCAGTGCGGTTAACTTCTGGAACGTCGCTGCGTTCGCCTTCAGAAAGCTCCTAACCTGCTCGTCAAGCTGGCCGGCGAAAGCTGTCGCCTGTGCGGCGGTATATGCGTTTTCCGCTTCGACCATGGCGACCTTGCCTTTCGCTACCTCACTTTCGAGATAGGCGTCGGCCTGCTCCAGCAGAAGCGCGATGTTTTTCGCCCGAGCTTGTTCGTCGATGAGATGGGCGGCAGCAGAGGGATCGTCGCCCGAACTGGCGAACTGTTCGATGCGTCGGTCGATGTTGGCGGCTTCGAGACTGGCCGCGAGGAGCTTCTCTTTCGTGACGGCCAGCCTCGACTGCTTGCGCGCGAGATCCTCATCGGCTCGCTGAAAGGCAGCTCTGGCTTCGTCGATTCGGGTATCACGCATTGGTTTTCTCGAAGAATGGAAGCGGGCGAGTGATCTCGTCGATCAGGCCGATGGCGAGCGCCCGATCAGCGGTGAGGTAGGTTTCGTTTTCGATTGCGTCGAGGACAGCAGCGCGATCCGCTTTCGGGCGTGAAGCAAAAATTTCTGCCGTTAGCCGATCATCGATCTGTTCCAGAGAATCGGCGGCAGCCCTGAGCTGCGCACAATCGCCGTGCCGTGTGCCTCGCGTCCGATGGATCATCAGCGTTGCGCCTTCGCGCATGACGACGTGCTGACACCTCAGTGCGAGATCGGCCCCGCAAGAGGATGCCGCTGTATCGATGATTGCGGTCGTCTCGCCGGCGAAGCGCTTCAGCGTTGCAGTCATGCGGTCCAGGACATCAACTTGGCCGCCGAAACTGGCAATCCGAAGAGTTAGCGATCGCGCTCCCGGATAGTCATCGATCGCCTTGGCGAGCGCCACATCAATGAATTTGCCATTGCCGTCTACGTCGCCGAGCCATCCGTAGCACCAAGCGTCGATATGCTCGTCTGTTGCTTCGACCGTGTTTGCAGATAGGGCGTAGAGCGGGCTCCTAACGCTCGCGAGGCGAGACGCCGCGTCAGCGCAACGGCGAGCATGAGTTTCCCTGCAGGCGAATTCGATTGCCTCGCGCTCTTCGCCACGTTGCAGCGCTTCGCCAATGCGGACTTCGAGGAAACTGCCGAAGCTGCCGTAGGCGAGTTCGAGCGACGGCTGAGCATCCCAGAAAGCTCGCGCTCGGTTTCGGATCTCTTCGCGGTCGATGACCATGCGCGCATTCTGCGAGGTTGCGCGCTTCGAGATGTCCGGGTTTGTCCGGGTTTGTCCGGCTATTTTTCTAGGTCAGGCCGCTCGCTGGAACGCTGCGGCGAGGACATAGTCAGACAGGCGAAAGGTGTTTTGGCCACCAATCTTCACTGGCTCAATCCCGTAGCGGCTGATCCGCTTGCGCGTTGCCTCCAGAGAGATATCGCCGAAGAGATGCGCCATCGCAGCGGGTTTCACCCGGCAGTGCGGAGGCGAATCAATCACCCAATGCCCACGCTCCAGCAAGTAGTCGCGGAGACGCGCGACTTCGGCGGTTAGCTCGGCATCGGTCACGCGTGCGCCTCCGCTGGCATGGTGCTAGCGTATACATTGCGCGATTTCAGGGGAGCGCAATGTCTCGGAAACGCTGGCACTTTGACGCGGCTAGCGCCGCTATCGGTACTTTGCTCGGTATTGCGATACTGGAGCTCGTTCGCTTCGTTCCCAACGTTTTTGCATCTGAGGTCGCGGCAGCTTGGGTCCAAGCAATTGGGTCGATCGCGGCTATCGTTGCTGCGACTTCGATAGCGCGATCGGAACATCGCAGAGCCGAAGCTCAACGACAGATTGACCAAGATTTTCGCCGACAGGTTTTTGCGTTCGACGCGGTTCCTCATGTCGAAAATTGGCATGGCAATATCGTTCGCGCCTGGATGCTTCTTCCCGAACTCACCGCGGAGAAGATGTCCGATAGGTACTCGAAGCAGGTCCTCGAATGGGTTCGCGAAGCGCTGGATTCGGATTCCTACGTCGGATACTTCACGGCGCAAAACCTGCTTACTCTCGACGACGAAGGAATTGCTCTCCATCGGGCGATACGTTTGTCCGCCGGCTATCTCAGACTCTGGGATCGTGGCATCAAGGAGACCCTCGCAGAGGGAGAAAATTTCGATAACCTGATTTCCTGCGTTCGCGATTGGCTCGCGAAGCTTGGGAAATTGATTGATCCTGCTCTGGCGCGCATGCGCTCTATCGCTGGGCCCGGCTATGACTACTGAAGTGACGAATCGCCGCACCGAAACCCGCTTGCTCATGATCTTCGCGATCATCATCGCGGCGGCGCTCGTCTTGTTCGGGATTGTGTTCCTCGGAGCGGGGATGCACGTCGGATAGGCTGCGCGGAAGTGATCGACGTCGATCAGTTTCGCTGAACGAAACTTCTCGTCGACGAGAGTCATTCGCGCACCTCGCCGATCTCGACGGATTCGCCGTGACGTTCGCGTAGCGTCGCCGTCACGATCGCGGCGGTATCGCCTGGCGCGCCGAGTGCGGTGGCCCAGCCGGTGTCGACGCCGAGCCGGAACCGGACGATCACTCTTGGCGGTCGCGACAGCTCGGAGAGCAGTTCCTGCTTCGCGGCCTTGAGTCGGTCGATCAGGTCGGGCGTAACAAGACCCTTCCGGGCGCATACGCGAAGGTTGTCCCCGTCGCGGCGGACTTTGATGCCCGCAGCGCTGAGTTCGCGCAGGAGTTCGGCTGGCGCGCTCATATCCGCACCTCATCGAGTGCGCCAGTTCCCTCTTCGCCGCCCTTGGGTATGGAGTCATGCTGGCAGGGCTTGGAAAGTGCGCCGCTCCAGTCCCCACACCCCTTAGAGAACTGGAGCGGCGCAGCCCCGCCGCCCCCAGTTTCCAGTGCGCCAGTGGCGCAACTGGCGCGCACTGGCGCAACTGGCGCAAGCACCCATCTTTCCTTCGTTTTCCGGTTCTCGTTCCGGTACGACTCTCGGATGATGGAACCCGATTCGGTCAGCTTGGCGAGCGCCCTCCAGAACGCAGTGGGCTCGGCGAGAGACTCGGGGAAACCAGGAAGCGTCCGGCAGATCGCGAACGTGCTTGTCGGACCAGAGCGGGCCGCGTTGATGATGTCGCCGCCAGTGATTGCTCGACTCAAGCACGCAAGCAACCCCGCGTCGTCGCGCGTTGAATCTACGGGATCGGCGGGAATCAGAACGCCATGCTCGTCGAACCGAAGGAGAATCGAATCGATGCGCCGGCCGAAGTTCGCCTTTTCGTGGACGAGCTCGATGCCAGGCAATCCGGGGCCGCGCTCGATGAGCGCGAGACGTGACCGGACACTGTTATGCCATGCCGTGCTCCCGCTGTAGCTGTTCCCTGACGCGCCGTTGCGCGCTGCGGCTTTGTCGATATGGGCGAGCAGGAGAATCGCTGCGCCCGATTCGCGCGCGATCTCTGCGAGCTTGCGGATGAAGCCACGCACGGAACGGCGATGGTTTTCGTCTGCATCATAGGCGTCTGAGGCGTTGTCGATGACGACTAACACGCAGCCTTGCGCGGCTTCGAGAATCTCGGCCAGCGCCGGGGTTGCGATGAGGTCTCGCGCTCCATTCGCGGAAACCTCGGTCACGAGCGCCGCATCGACGTCGGTTCCGTCGAGAACGATCAGCTCATCATCAGTCGGAAGTGGCAGCCCATATGCCGAACAGATGCGGACGAGGCGATACCTGACGACGCTGGCCGGATCCTCCAGACTCACGAACAAAGCCCGACCGCGCTTCATTTCCAGGCCGGCCCAAGGCCTTCCGCTGGGATGATGTGCGGCAAGGACGAGCGCGAGGATGGATTTGCCGGTTCCGCCGTGGGCGCCGAGCAGCGTGACATTGCAGAGCGGCAGGATGTGCGCGACCGCGTCGCCGGGTAACTCAGCCAGAATAGCGTCGGAAAGCGGGACACGCCGAAGGATGCGCTCGGCGTCCAGGGCGCGTTCTTCAAGCGTCATTCGGCCAACCCCTTCAGCCGAGCGCGCACTCGTGCCCGATAGTTCGCGGCTTGCTCGGCCCCTTGGTGTAAGGATGCAGCGAGGCGACGGTAATGATCCTCGTTAACGGGCTCGTGAAGCTCGGACGGCGGCTTGTCGTTGAGTATTCTCTGGGCGGCCTCGATGCAGTCGATCGCCTGCGTGAGTCGGTCGCGATCGGTATTGGCAAGTGGCTTTCCTTGCGCAGTGTCGGCCGCCGCGATCTGCACGATGCCTGCCTCCAGCGCCAGGACGTTCGCTGCGGCCACGGCGTTGGCAACTCGGACCGCCTCGCGCCGCTGCGCGCGGCCGAGTGGGGACAGGTCGCGCACGCGTTCGGGGAATAGGTCTTGGAAATCAAGCCCAAGCGCAGTGAGCACGTCGGTCACGTCGCAGCTGGCGAAGCACTTGATGAGTATGCGTCCCTCGTCGCCTTCCGCTATCGACAGCGAAGGCGAGCGGTCAGCGTGAGCGGGACATTTCGCGACCCAGCCGCGCCCGCTGCGTTTCACGCCGTCGAGCCGACCGAGAATGACATCGATGCTCGGACGGCTAGGCGTTTTGCCGGCTAATGCACGGTAGCCAGAAAGTGCGCTAGAATTGCCGATACGGTGTTTGTGATTTGCGGCCTCGGCGTGTCCAGCGTCGGGGCCGCTTCGTTTCAGGGAGTGATGCTGCATCAGAAGGGCAGCTCCTCTACTTCTGACGCCACCGTGTCTCCGGAACAAACGTTACCGATCGCCTCGCACGTCGCCTTCCACTTCTCCGGTGAGCAGGACTCAAGCATTGCCAGCGATTTGCGCAGCAGGCGGATAAGCGTTTCATGCGGCGTGTTGAGGCTAATCGCGATGCCGACGCCGCGGAACGTTCCGAGCCACGCCTCGGGCGTCCACCTAACAACATCGTTGTCGTCGTCGTAGCAATCTTCGCCTTCGTCCAAAAGGCCGAGGTGATACGCACGAACTTCAACGAACGTCTGTTTTTCCTGGGTCGAATACGCGAGCAGCAATTCAGCTTTTGTGTGGCTGTCTGCGTTGCAGACGAAGGATTTGAGCTTGGCTTGAAAGTCGGGAGTCATGCTGCCTCCCGACGCGCGATCCGGAGGTCGATCATGAGCCGCTGAAGGCCGGCAATCGTTCGATCGACAGCGACGAGATCCTGATCGGGAACGAAGCCAGAGGAACGCCACTCAGCGCCAAGCGCACCGAGCGATTCGCATCCGGTCGTGAGGTCGGCGTGGAGTTCCGCGACGCTGCGGCAACGGATACCGGCCTTGATAGAGCGGGGATCGACGGCGGTGGCGTTCATGCCGCGCTCGCCATCAGTTCGCCGATGAAGCGATCAAGATCGGACTCCGCGAACAGAGTCCGGTTGCCGATCTTGACGACGGCGATCTTCTTGTCGGTGACCAACTGATACAGCGTCGTCTTGCCGACGCCGATCTTCTTGCATGCCTCCGGAACGTTGAGGAGGCAGTCGTTTGCGGGATACATGGCGCCCTCTATCTGAGTTGGGCGCGCGCGGGATTGTGCGTGCCCTGCCGGCATTCGGCGGCTGGACACGTACAGTACAGATCCAGAAACCCGCAGCCGTGGACAAAAAAATGGCGCAACAGCCGCTTTCGGGCCGTCTACCGTGACAATGCGCCGTCGTGGGCGGGGCTACGCGCGAAGGAGGTACTTTCGAAGAACCGCATATGGCCGTGTTGAAATTAAGCCCTACGGCGTTTTTTTGACGCGGCTACGCGCCGCTGCACGACCTTGATCAGGGCCTCTTCGCCCGGAAGGTCGCTGAACTCAGCCGCATGCGCATCCAAAGACTCCCGGGCCGA